AATTTAATAAATACTATTAATCAACTAAAGGAGACTACAAATGATTATTCAAGGACAGGTTGGTCCACTTGCTACTACTGCTTCTATTTCGTCTGGCACTCAAACTGTTGCTCGTTACGGTAACATGGGCGATCAGATCGTATCAGAACTTCATGGGCGTTATTATGAAGCTGCTTATCGTAAGTCACTTTTCTCTGGCGCAACACAGGCTGTTATCGCCACTGCAACTTCTGCTGGTCTTGGTACTTCGCTAACAGGTTTGCCAGTTCTTTACAATCCAATCGGTAACTCATTTAACTTGGTGCTTACTAAGGTCGGTTATGCGTTTCTTATCGCCCAGCCAACTGCTGCTTCTATCATCGGTATTGCTACTGGTTTCAATGCTACTACTGCTCTTTCTGGTACTTTGACTTCAGTAACTCCAAAGAACCGTTTTGTTAACGGTCCTGCACCAACTGGCCAGATGTATTTCTCTGCTGCTATTACACTACCAACTGCAGCAACTCTTGATACAGTTCTTGGTGTTATGGATACTGGTGCTATTACTGTTGCAACCAGCGTTCCTTCTTTCTATGATTTCGAAGGCGGTATTATTCTTCCTCCTGGTGGATATGTACACCTTTATACTTCTGCAGCATCAGCAGCTTCTTCTTTGCTTGCTTCGTTTACTTGGGAAGAAGTTCCTGTCTAATAGTTGGATTTAACTAATGTCATTATTGAATCCTAATCCGCAAACAACATATCCTGCGCAACATGCGATCACTCGCACTGCGCAGGTGCAATTAATACCAACAATAACTGCTTCTTCTGCGTATGTGGCTAACAACTCTGTCGGCGGTAAATTAACATTCGCAAACGTCGCGGGCGCTCAACAAAGTGGCATCATTCAAAACATTACTGTGGCTAGTAAATCGGCTCAAACAACGGGTTATAAATTATATATTTTTACAGGTAATCCAACTGTAACAACAATAGCCGATAAAGCCACACCTGCACTTAGTAATACTGATTTACCATATTTGATGGATGTATTTACTTTGGGTTCTTCTGATTCAACTCTTGGTCCAACGATTAACGTTTTAGACAACATAGGTAGAGCTTTTGTTTCTCAAAACCAAAATTTATACGGTATATTAGTAACAAACGCGACGCCTACATATACAACAAGCACTGATATATTTGTAACATTAACTGTATTACAGGATTAAACCTTGAGTAGGATTTTTGGTGTAAGGAGAGCTTTTCTTAGATTATCAAGCAGCGGCGGTGGTGGCGGTGGTGGAGGTCCAATTAGTATACCCAGCACTTCTTACGCCATGGCTGTATCTGAAACTGACGCTTATATTTCTACTGATTCTGGTATAACGTGGTCGCAAACTTGGAATTGTGGTTCAAATTACGGAGCTGCTTCTCAATCTAACACTTTTATTTTTCCAGGATACGGTGCAGGAACTAGTCGCGTTTATAATTCAACTGGTGGTTCTTACGTTCAAAGTGCTACTGGTATGATGAGGCTTAAAATTTCTCCAACGACGGGAACGCTTATAGGTAGAGCTTTCGGTTCGACAATCTATAGGTCTACAGATGGTGGGTCTACTTTTTCTACCGCAACCACTGTTAGCCCTACTAGTTCTTTTAATAGCGGTTTAACTTGCGGTCCTTCTGGAACTTGGTTCCATAGTTACGTTGATACTTCTCCAACTCCAAGAACTCAACAACATATGGTTTCAACTGATGACGGGGTAACTTGGTCATATTCTTCGACTACTGGGTTACCTGCTACAACCCCAAGCGCGTTTGCAGGGTTTTGTTCTTATATGAACGGGGCTTATCATGCTTGGTTACCGAATACAACTTCTGGTACAGGTCTTTACACATCGCCGGACGCTTTAACTTGGACTTTTATTGGAACAGTTTCTGGCGCTTCTATAGGTGGCAACTATGGAGACGCTAACGGCGTTTTTTATAGAAATGGTTATTATTATGCTAAAGGGTCTAATTCTTATATTTATAGATCTACTAATGGTTATAGTTTTACGACTTGGGGTTCTTTAGCAGCGGGTACTTCAGGTTACTCTGGGGTTGGATACTCTAATGGTAATTGGTTATTCATTAACGGCGACGCGACAAATTCGGCTTCATACATCCGTTCTTGTAGCGACCCTAACACGTTAGGTTGGACGCTTAGGTACACTTCTACAACGGCTAGTTCTTACCCTCACGGAATATATGGGCTAAATCAAGATTTTTATGTGGCACCTACTTAAAAGGAAAAAATATGTTATTCGTTAGAACTGAAAATAATATTGCTGTTGAATACCCCTTATCGATAGATAATGTGAAAGCAAGGTATAATGTGTCAGAAATTGATTTAACTTACCTATCTTCTATTGGGATTTTTCCGGTTACACCACAAGATGTACCTTCGGTAGATTATAAACATATCGTTGAAGGTAAATTACCGGAATGTATTGACGGAAATTGGGTGGAATCTTATAAAATCACACCTAAAACCGAAGAACAAATAAATTCTGATTTTGAAATTTATAAACAACAAACTCGTTATTCTAGAAATATATTTTTAGAAATGTCTGATTGGACACAGTTTAATGATTCTCCTTTAACGGAAGAAAAGAAAAACGAGTGGAAAATATACAGACAACAATTAAGGGATATGCCAGAACAATCAGGGTTTCCTTGGGAAGTTGTTTGGCCAACTCAACCGTCATAAATAATAAAAACAACTAGAATGGTATTTAAATGGCACAGAATTATAACATAGGAAACCTTGGTCAAAAGTTAACTGTTGATCTTGCTGGTAACGTTGTATCTCTGTCTACTACGGTCAACGCTGCTGCGCACACTGTTGGTTCTTCTTTTGTTGCCAATACAAGTCAATTAACTATTTCTGGTATTCCTTTATCTGCTAACGGTAGCACTGGTACAGCCACATATGTACTGACATCAAACGGTGCTACTGGTTCGCCGTATTGGTCATCAGTCACAGTTGGTTCATCATACGTTCAAAATACTGATTCAAGAACGTTATCAGGTAATTTAAATTTTACTGGAACTAATGTTTACTTTACAGCGGCTAATTTTGGTTCTATTGGAACGGGAACAGGCGGCGTAGTTGCTAACGTAACAACTTTGTTTATTGGTAACAACACCGTAAACGCTTATTTAACAACAACTGGTTTGAATATTAACGCTGTTACTATTGCTAATACTACTGGCGTTTATACTGGTATCGTTAATGGTTCTACTTTATCAGTTGGTACTACTTTTACAGCAAATGCTACATTAGTAAACGCAGCGGCGATTAACGTTGTAAATCAAACCAATACCGCTACCCTTTATGTTACTACTTCTGCTAACGTTGGTACAGCTGTTGTTGCCAATGCTACTGGTGTATATACAACTGGTACTGTTAATGCTGCTTCTTATACTGTTGGCACTGCCTTTATATCAAATTCAACTGCTATCGTTGGAACTGGTTATGCAAATGTTACAACCTCTGTTAATTCGGCATTATTAACTGTTGGCACTGCCTTTACTGCTAACGCAACGTTAGTAAATGCGGCTGCTATAAACGTTGTTAATCAAACTAATACAGCTACTCTTTATGTAACAACTTCTTCAAACGTTGCATCGGCTGTTCAATCAAACTCAACTGGAGTATGGACAACAGGTACTATTAATGCTGCGGCGCATACAATTGGAGCAGGATTTGTTGCGAATACATCAGTTCATAATGTTAATACTGACATTTCAATGACTGTAAATAATAAGCAGTTAAGATTTGCAACAGTTAATACTTCAGCTTATTCATATTTTATAAATCAAAACGACGACAATTTTGTATTATATACAACAAATACAGCATATGGTGCGAGAGCCGTATTTTCTATATATGCTAATAGTATAACAAGCAATCTTAACTTTGCTGTTCGAACTGTATTCAATGGTGGTACACAGATACCAACAGGCGTAACGCTTCTCGATTCAACTGGTTCACAAGGAACCGCTGGTCAAGTATTGACTTCTAACGGAGCCAGTAATGTATATTGGTCAACAGTATCTGGTGGTGGCGGTTCCGGAACTGTAACTTCTGTTGCTACTGGCAATGGTATGACAGGTGGAACTATTACTACAACAGGAACAGTTTCTGTTCTTGCTAATACTGGTATCGTTGCAAATGCTACCGGTACGTTTGTTAATGCAACATATATCGGTACAATTTCTTCAAATAATGCTAGTTATCTTGGCGGAACGGCTGCAGCTTCTTATCAATTAAATTCAACTTTAAATGCAAATATTGCTTCTTATTTACCAATATATACTGGTGTTGTAAACGCCTCTGCTTTTACGACCACTGGTAATGCTAATGCTGCTAACTTTTATTCTGGCGCTAATGCATTGTTTAGTGCAGCAAGCATTGCATGGACTGGTAATACAACTACTTCACCAACGATTACATTAGCGAATACTGGTGCATTTACAATTGGTAACTCTACAACTACTCAAACTGGTGGTTCTATTTTAATAGCTAATTCTATTGGTAACGTGGCTATATCTGTGAATCAAATTGGTCTTGGTAATACTTCTTCACAGCTTAATTTAACTTCTACTTCTATACTTATGGGTTCTAGTGGTTCGACAGCAGCAACAGGTCAAATATCAGTTGCTAACTCTACTGGTAACGTACAGATAACTCCTGGTACAACTAGCATTTTAGCGACAGGTATAATTAATGCTGCTTCTTATACTGTTGGTACATCAACAGTTGCAAACTCACTTGGTGTATACACTGGTGTTGTAAACGGTTCTACAATTTCTGTTGGTACTACTTTTACAGCAAATGCTACTTTAGTAAACGCAGCAGCAATCAACGTTGTTAACCAAACTAATACTGCAACTCTTTATGTTACTACTTCTGCTAACGTTGGTACAGCTGTTGTTGCCAATGCTACTGGTGTATATACAACTGGTACTGTTAATGCTGCTTCTCATACTGTTGGTACAGCATTTACTGCTAATGCTACAATGACCAATACAGCTTCGCTTGTTGTTTCAACAAATACAGCTACAATAGGTACAGGTTCATATTTTGTTTCGAATGGGTATATTGGTATCAATAAATCTTCGCCAGCATATAGATTAGATCTTGTTACAAACACAAATGGTAACGACGGCGTTTGGTTCTATAATTCAAATACAGGCACGAGTGCACAGGCTTTTATTACTGTTCAAACAAACGGCGCAAGTGGGTTTTCAATAGGGCAGGGATATTCTGCTAAAAATGGCTTCATTTATCTTGCGGATAATTCTAAACTCGAATTAAGTACAAACGCAACGGTCGCTATGACAATTGCAGCCAACAGCAATATTGGTATCGGAACTGGTTCTGGTTCTCCAAAATCTCCATTAGTTATAACTCCTTCTACATATACTACTTCTGGTATAAGTCCGCCAAATAAAATTCGTTTCTTTGATGACGGCGCAAACAATGTTTATGGCATTGGTATTGGCCCAGGATATATGGATATAAACTATGCGGGTGCTGTTAGATTTAATCAAATTAACCAAACTACTAACGTAGCAAGTACATTTGCAACAGTTAGCGGAACACAATTAACTCTTAATACTACAGACGGAACAAATGGTTTTATTCTTGCTGGTGCATCAAAAGCTGTTAGAATGTATCCAAGTTCTGTTGGAACTTTTATAGAAGGTGTTGATAATACTGGCGTTGGTTCTTATCAGCCTTTAGTTTTGGGTGGTTCTTTATTACAATTTGCTGCATCTGGTTCAGAAAAAATGCGTATGTCTGCGGCTGGTGGTTTTTCTGTTGGTACGACAGCTGATCCTGGTGCAGGTGCGATTTATGCAACAGGCAATATCACAGCAAATTATTCTGACAAGAGACTTAAAGATATAGTATCAACAATACCAAATGCGCTTAAAAAGATTAATTCGCTTTCAGGTATTATCTATAAGAATAATGATGTAGCCAAGCAGTTCGGGTTTAATGATGATAAAGAACAACTCGGCGTTATTGCCCAAGAAGTTCAAATGGTTGCGCCACAGGCTGTTAAGGCTGCACCATTTGATCTTGATGAGAATAACAAATCTAAATCAGGCGAAAATTATTTAACAGTCCAATACGAAAAACTTATACCTCTTCTTATTGAATCTATTAAAGAATTAACATCAAGAGTTAATTACCTTGAGCATAAATTAAACGAAGGAAAAAACAATGACGATTAATTATACATGGGAATTTCCAACGCTCGGTGTTACCCCAACATTAGAAAATAAAACTAATATTGTAAACACCGTACATTGGATATTAAAAGGAACGGACGAAAATAATGTTGGAGGTTCTGTTTATGGAACAGTGAACGTTCCTTATAATTCAGAAGATAATTTTGTTATTTTTGAAAGCCTTACAAAGGAAATAATAGAAAACTGGGTTGTTGACCACCTCGGAGAAGAAAGTGTTTCTAGTTATAAATCTACTATAAATAGTAATATAGAAGAACAAATTACCCCAAAGAGTATAGATTTAAAGGCTCCTTGGGAAATATAAATAAAAAAATAAAAAGGGGATAGTGAACCATGGCAGATAGAGATTTCGTAGTAAAAAACGGTTTAGTAGTTAACTCTAATACTACGGTAAATGGCTTTATCGCCAATAGTACACAGTTCACACTCAGTACAATTAATTCCACTTCAAATGGTATTTTTGCAAACTCTACATTAATTGCTTTTGGAAATAGTAGTATTAATGTTGCTGTTAATACTTCAACAATAAGTATTGGCGGTAATGTTGTTGCAAATTCTACTGGCGCTAATAATTCATTTAATCTTGGCGGAACTGCTGCATCTTCTTATGCATTAAAAACTGATTTAAGCGGTTATTTAACTAGTATTCCTTCTTCTTATGTACAGAATACAGATAGTAGGGTTCTATCAGGTAATTTAAATTTTACTGGAACCAATACGTATTTTTCAGGTAAAACCACATTTAATGCAAATTTAGTAATTAATACAGGTCTTGATATTATAGATTCTACTGGCGCAAGAGGTACAGTAGGACAGGTATTAACATCTAACGGCGGCGGTAATGTTTATTGGAGTACAGTAACGACGGGAGGTCCTGGGCCAGGATATGTACAGAATACAGACACCAGAGTTCTATCAGGTAATTTAAATTTTACTGGAACAAATACATATTTTTCAGGTAAAACCACATTTAATGCGAATATTGTAATTAACAGTGGTATTAATATATTAGACTCTACTGGAGCTATCGGAACAGTTGGTCAAGTATTGACATCAAACGGTGCTGGTAACGTTTATTGGTCAACAGTAACGACTGGTGGCCCTGGTCCATCATATGTACAAAATACAGATACTAGAGTATTATCAGGTAATTTAAATTTTACTGGTACAAACGTTTATTTTACAGCCGCTACATTTTCACCAGCTGGTATATATTTCGGCGCTAATAGTTTAGCTAACGTAGTTATTAATTCTTCAACAGTTTTCGTTGGTAATTCTACTGTTAATAGTATATCTAATTCTACTATAACACAATTATCAAATTCATCAACAACAGCTAATTTAACATCAGGTTCTCTTGTAGTTGGTACATCTGTTGTAAATACTACAGTTATAGCTACTGGTGCAAACGTTGTCGCTAATACAACAGCTCTTAATATTAATGCTTCAACTACTAATACGACTATTAGTGCTTCTTCTATTTTAATCGGTAATACGGTAGCTAATTTATCTTTATCAACAACAAGTTTAGTTCAAAGCACAAACGTTACAAATATAACACACGATCTTATTTCTAATAATTCGTCTTCTGGCGGACTTGGTCCTATAATAAGATTATATAGAAATTCTCAAACTGCATCAATTCCAACTAACTCAGGTTCGTTATTATTTAATACTCAAAATAATAGTATAAATTATACTGGTTCTATACAGTTTAATGGACAGGGTTCAGACCCTGCCGAAATGAGATATTATTCTAACGGCGCTCATCGTTTTTATTCAAATAATGGATTTAATATATTAACTATAACAAATACATATTTCGTTGGTGTTAATAACACATCTCCAACTGATGCTCTTTCTGTAAATGGTAGTATTCGTTCTGTTGGTTTAAAAGCTTATGAAATAACTACACCAACAAATGTTACAACATCAACTGGTTCTGGTTCTTTATCATCAGGCGTATACTACATTAGAGTAGTTGCAGTTGATAGTATTGGAGGCGTAACAGAACCAAGCGTTGAAGTTTCTAGAACTGTTGGCTCGAGCGGATCTCTTAGAGTACAGTTTGATGCTGTTCCGGGCGCTGTAAAGTATAGAATTTATTATAATGTTGGTTCTTCAATAAGTCCGCCAGACCCTTATACTTATTATTCTTATTTTGAATCAACAACTAATGATTATACGATTACAACTACAACTGGTGCAAGTAGTTCTATATTACAAACATATAATTCAACTGGTTCAGTTAATATTGGTGCTTATGCCAATACAAATTATAAATTAACACTACAAAATAATGCTAATGGCGGCGGTCAATTTGTTGTTTATAATTCTAATACTGGCTCTGGTACTATAGCTGGTTTTGATATTTACCATGGGGCTTCTCCAAGCACTAGTTATTTCTACCATAATAATGACGGTAAATTATTTATAAAAGGCGGTTCTGGTATTTCTTTCCAAACTGGTTCTTATACTGGTACAGAAAGAATGACTCTTACTAATGGTAATTTAGCTGTTACATATTCTGTAACTGCAGGAACTCTTAGTATTAATCAGGTCGGACCTGCTATTATTGGTTATTGTCAGACGCAAAATTCGATATTTGGCCAGTCATATGGCGGTACTGGCGTTGTTGGTCAGTCAAATACTGGAACTGGTATTATTGGACAATCGAATACATGGTATGGCGTTTACGGTTATTCGAATACTAATTATGGTGTTTATGGTTTATCAAATACAAACAACGGTGTTGTTGGTCAATCAACGAGTGCTTACGGCGTTTATGGTCAGTCTAATACTGGTTATGCAGGATATTTCACTTCAAACAACGGTCCTGGCGTTTTCGGATATTCTAACGGTAATTATTACGGCGTTTACGGTATTTCAGCTTTAACAGTCGGTGTTGTAGGTTATTCAGACCCTTGGGCTGGTGTTTGGGGTAGTTCAAATAGTTCTTTTGGCGGTTATTTCACTTCTAAATCAGGAGCCCCACTTTACGTTGGTAATAATACTAATGAATTCGTAAGAGTAGCAGCAAACGGTAACGTTGGAATCGGCTCAATTTTACCAGCCTCTCCATTAACTATTACGCCTTCGATATTCAACTCTGGCACAGTCAATGTTAATAAAGTTCGCCTTTTCGATGACGGCGCGAATAACGTTTATGGTATTGGTATCAGCGGCGGTCAATTAGATGTTATTTCCAGTGGCCTAATATCATTCCACAATATATGTCAAACTTCAAATATAGCTTATTCATTAGCTAATATGAGTGCTAAGGCTTATACAGGCTCTGGTTCTAACGTTTTCGCCGGAAGCATTTTGTTAGTTAACGGTGAAATCAGGGCAACTGATAACATTACTGCTTATTATTCTTCTGATATAAGTTTGAAAGAAAACATCATGACTATAACTACCCCACTTCAAAAAGTGGATAGTATCCGTGGCGTTACTTTTGATTGGACAGATGATTATATTGAACAACAGGGCGGTGAAGATGGTTATTTTGTTCGTAAGCAGGATGTTGGTGTAATCGCCCAAGAAATTGAAGCTGTTCTTCCTGAAGCTGTTGCTACAAGAGAAAATGGAATTAAAGCTGTTAAATATGAAAGAATCGTTCCATTGCTTATTGAAGCAATTAAAGAGCTTAAAGCTGAGATTGACGAATTAAAGGGTAACAAATAATGGCTCTTGTAAGTTCTGGTCCAATAAGTTTAGGCGGTAGTACATTAACAGAAGTAACACCTTCAGCATCTTTAGTAAAATTATAAGGTAAAAAATGGCAAACCCATCAACAAGAGCAGAATTTAAAGAAAATTGCCTAAGACGTTTAGGTAAACCTGTTATTGAAATTAACGTTGATGATGATCAGGTTGAGGATCGTATTGACGAGGCTATTAAATATTTTTGGGACTATCATTTTGATGGTTCTGATAAAGTTTATTATAAGCATCTAGTTACAGAAGAAGATAAAACAAATCGTTATATAACGCTCCCAGACAATATTATCGGAGCTGTTAATATTTTCGAAATCGGTCAGGCTCTCAATACAAATAACCTTTTCAATATTCGTTATCAGATCGCATTGAACGACCTTTATACTCTTACTTCTGTTTCTATGGTTCCATATTATATGGCCATGCAGCACGTTCAGTTTCTAGAACAAATGCTTGTCGGTAAGCAGCCTATGCGTTATAATCGTCATAATAATAAAGTTTACATTGATATGGATTGGTCTATTATTAATGCTGGCGATTATGTTATTATCGAAGCCTATGAAGTTCTTGATCCAGAAGTATATACTAAAGCTTGGGCGGATCGTTGGTTGCTTAGATATGGCGCTTGTTTAATTAAACAACAATGGGGATCTAATCTTAAAAAGTTCGAAGGTATGCAAATGCCTGGCGGTTTAAGATTTAATGGTCAAAAAATTTATGACGAGGCTACTGCAGAACGTGAAGAACTTGAAAAAGAAATGATTCATAGTTACTCACTACCCGTGACAGATATGATAGGTTGACGCACTATACTGCACAGGGAGGCTAACATCGCAACCAACTTTTTCTTCAATAATTATCAATCTTCTCAGGAGCAATTGCTTCTTGAAAACTTAATTATTGAATCTATAAGAATATATGGTCAGGATATGTATTATATACCTCGTAAGTTGAATAACTACGATTCGGTATACGGCGCTGACGACCAGTCTAGTTACGATTTAGCTTTCCCGATAGAAATTTATATTAAGTCAGTAGATGGGTTTTCTGGCGACGGAAACTTTATGTCTAAGTTCGGTCTTGAAATTCGCGATCAGGTTATTTTCTCTGTTGCTCAGAGAAGATTTTTTGAAGATGTTGGATCTAATACAACACAACCAAGACCAAACGAAGGCGATTTAATTTATTTTCCGCTCAATAAGAAATGTTTTCAGGTTAAATATGTTAACAAGTTTGAAATGTTCTATCAGCTTGGCGCTCTTCAAACTTGGGAAATGACTTGTGAGTTGTTTGAATATTCTAACGAACTTATTAATACTGGGGTTCCGGAAATTGATATTCTTCAAAAGAAGTTTAGTACAAATATTCTTGATTTCGGTATTACGGATGAGTCTAATAATCATTTAATTACTGAAGATGGTGATTATTTTATATTAGAAAATTCGCCTCTTTCTTCTGTTGTTGCTGGCGGCGATAATTTAGAAATACAGATAGAATCAGATCAGTTTGTTGATTTTACTGCATACGATCCATTTAGCGAAAGACAAATTTAATGTTCGGTTCTCCTTTTTATTTCTCGCTAATAAGAAAATATGTTATATTGATGGGGACTCTCGTCAATAATATACGTATAACTAGAACAGATAAAGCAGGAAACGTTACATCTTTACTTAAAATTCCTGTAACATATGCGCCAAAAGATAAGATGTTAGCTCGTGTTACTCAAGATCCAAATATAGATAGACAAACAGCTGTTCCTCCTTTACCTATGATTTCTTTCGAAATGGGTAAAATGACTTATGATGGAACAAGAAAATTAAATACAATTAATAAAGTTTCTGTTAAAGATGCGACAGATGTTAATAAATTTAAATATCAATATAATCCAGTTCCATATAATATAGAATTTAAATTATATATCTATACTAAAAACGCAGAAGACGGAACTAAAATATTAGAACAAATAATACCTTATTTTACACCGGATTGGACAACAACAGTTCATTTGATACCAGAAATGGAAATTACAATGGATATTCCAATCGTATTAAATAACATATCATATAGCGATAATTATGATGGTCAATTTAAAGATCGTAGAGCTATTATATGGACTTTAGATTTTCTTCTTAAAGGTTATATCTATGGACCAGTTAAAAAAGGTGGTATTATTAAATTCGTTGAAACTAATTTTTATTTACCAGATGTCCCAGATGGTACTATACCAGATGTAGTTGGCGAATTACCAGTTGCAGAAAGAGTTACAGTACAACCTGGATTAGCAGCAAATGGTTCGCCGATTAATTATTTTGGAGGTCCGAATCAAAATACAGGAACTATTCCTTATAACGATATTCAGGCATCAGATGATTTTGGATTCGTAACAATGATTTACAATGAAAACGAGATAGAATGAAAGAAAATGCAAATAATGATCCGATAGCTAACGCTTTAGGTATAACTTCAATTTCTCAGTCTAAAACAATTAGCACTATTATTTCAGATGCACATAATGATAGTGCAAAAATTGATTTTGAACATGCTAGAGCAAATGTTTTAACTATGATAGAGAGCGGAAAAGAAGCAATAGCCACGCTCTCTGAAATCGCCACAAGCTCTCAGCATCCAAGAGCTTTTGAAGTATTAGCTAAACTTATTGATACTACGCTTCAGGCTAATAAAGATTTAATGGATCTTCAAACTAAAATAAGAGAAATATCTAATATAGATTCCCCTATAAACGAACAAGCAAAAACAATCAATAATAATTTGTTTGTTGGATCAACAGCAGAATTACAAAAGATAATCCAAGAGATGAAAAATGGTAACTGATCTTAATTTTGATGATCTTAAGGGTTATAAAGGTAATGCGAATTTAAAAAAATCTAATCAAGCAATTGATTGGTCGCCTGATCTAGTTCAAGAATATATTAAATGTTCTCAAGATCCAATATATTTTACTGAAACATATATGAAAATTATCAACGTTGATAGAGGTTTAATTAATTTTAAACTTTATCCTTATCAAAAAAATATGTTGATGTCTTTCGCGAATAATCGTTTTAATATCGTAACGACTGCACGTCAGGCTGGTAAGTCGACTACCACCTGCGCCTTTATTCTTTGGTATATTATTTTCCATCCCGATAAGACAGTAGCCCTACTCGCTAACAAGGGCGACACTGCCAGAGAAATTCTAGGTCGTATTCAGCTTGCTTATCAGCATCTTCCAAAGTGGCTCCAGCAGGGTATTAAGGAATGGAACAAGGGTTCGTTTGAACTCGAAAACAATTCTCGTGTTCTTGCTGCCGCTACTTCTTCCGATGCGATTCGTGGTTATTCGATCAACATGTTGTTTATCGACGAGGCTGCGTTTATTGAAAACTGGGACGAGTTTTTTACCTCGGTTTATCCTACTATTTCGTCAGGTCAAGAATCTAAAATCGTTCTAGTTTCTACGCCGAATGGATTAAATCACTTCTATAGTATTTGGTTGAATTCAATTCAAAAGAGAAACCAGTATCAACATGTAAAGGTTCTATGGCAAGACGTTCCAGGACGCGACGAAAAATGGAAAAATGATACTCTTGCGGCGATGAACTTCGACGTAGAAAAGTTTGATCAGGAATATAATTGCGAATTCCTCGGTAGTTCTGGAACGCTTATCGCAGGTTGGAAACTTAAAGAGCTAGTTCATCAGCCTCCATTAGTAGAAAAAGAAGGTCTAATACAATATCTACAACCAGAGGCCAATCATGTTTATCTAATGTTATGTGACGTTTCTAGAGGTAAGGGTTTAGATTATTCGGCTTACCAATTAGTAGACGTTACTTCTATGCCATATAAACAAGCTTGTGTTTATAGAAATAACGCTGTTTCGCCGATAGATTATGCTGATGTTATTCATAGAACGGCGAAAGCTTATAATAATGCTTCAGTTCTGGTAGAAATTAACGATATTGGCGAACAGGTTTCTCATTCGTTACATTACGATTTTGGTTACGAAAATGTATTGTTTACCGAAAACGCAGGAAGGTCTGGTAAACGTATTACAGGCGGTTTCGGCGGAGGTTCAGTAGATAAGGGTATTAGAACTACTAAGATTGTAAAATCTATCGGTTGTTCTATTCTTAAACTTCTTATCGAACAGAATCAATTTATAGTTAACGATTTCCATACAATTAACGAGCTGTCGACATTTTCCAAAAAAGGAACTTCATATGAAGCCGAACCTGGAAAACATGACGACTTGGTAATGTGTCTTGTACTTTTTGCCTGGCTTTCCGAGCAACAGTACTTCAAAGACTACACAAATATTAATACTCTTATGTCTCTAAGGGAAAAAACCGAAGAAGATATGGAGCAAGATTTGGCACCATTTGGATTTTTTGAAGACGGGCGCGAAGAATATGATGAAGTAATTGAGAAATACGTTCCAGACAGCTGGATGTGGAATACGACTCAAGATTTCTAAAAAATGCTATTTAATAAATAACAATAAAATAATAAACATTCTCGTAAAAAGGAGAGAACAAAATGGCATTTCAATTAAGCCCAGGAGTAAATGTTACTGAAATTGATCTTACAACGGTTGTTCCTGCAGTTGCCACATCCGACGGTGCTATTGGTGGTGTATTCCGCTGGGGTCCAATTGGAGAAAGAGTACTCGTTGATTCTGAAACTATCTTAGCAAAACGTTTCGGTAAGCCAACTACTTTCAATGCAGAAACGTATTTTACTGCCGCAAGTTTTCTTTCTTATACAAATCGTCTTTGGGTTTCTCGTGGAGCAAACACAAGTGGCGCTACACATAATTTTACGGTAACTACTAATCATAGTTCATCAACTCAATTTAGATTAGACGGCGATCATACAAGTGTTCTAATGGTTGATGATTATGTTTATTTTTCTTCTAATACTGAAATTTTTGATTATAATGTTAAAAGAGCATCAATTCAATCTATCGATTATAATGAAACAAATGAAGGAAAAACTACAATTGTTCTTTCGGAATCTGCAATGCCTTTTGATGCTGATAAAACTGTAGATCTTTATTTCGCAAAACCAGAAACAGCTTATTCTGCAGTTGCTGTAGAAGAAGGTGGAATTGTTGCGCACCTTGATGGTCAAATTGTTAAAAACGAAAACGATTACATTCATGTTAAAGATGGTAATTTTGATAGCGACGTAGTTTTCGTTGCTAAGTATCCTGGCGAACTTGGTAATTCATTAAAGGTTTCTATTTGCGATAACGCTAATTCTTTCAGTTCAAATGTTGATATTGTTGGTGGTGATAACTGCACTGGAACATATTCAACAACTATTGGAAGTAATACTTTCACATTAATTATAACTAACAATGATGGTTCGCCATCTGTTACAAAATCAAATACTTTTGCAGCTGCAATAAGATCAAACTTTACAGTTGGAGATAATATTAAGGTCGGTAATTCTTCTATCGGTATCCAGTATATGCAAATCACTTCAATAAGTGAAGTTGTAACTGACTCATATGATTCTAGAATTACTTTTAGTTTTGCTGACCCATATAGATTACATACTGCTTATTCTAATACAACTGCAGTTAGTCGTCATTGGGAATATTTTAATTCAGTTTCAAACTCTCCTGGAAGATCATCTTATCAGACTAGTTACGGTTCAGCCGTAAACGACGAACTTCATATTGTAGTTTCAGACGAAGGTGGTAAGTTTACTGGAACTCCTGGAACAATTCTTGAAGTGTTTAAGTCTCTTTCAAGATCAACAGATGCCAAGAATAGCGATGGAACTATTAATTATTATAAGGAAGTTATTAATAAGAATTCTGCTTATATTTGGTTCGCAAATGACAGATCAACAGCTACTTCTGCTGTAGCAGCTGAACTTACAACATCAACATCATCAAATCCAGGAACTTATTCCCTTATGTTCGGTGCTGATGGTTATGATGAAAGCAACGAAGAATCTTTCCCTTCAGTAGCTTCTGCATATGATATGTTTGCTTCTTCTGAAGATATTGATATTTCTCTTGTTCTTCAGGGTCGTCCAGTTAATGCGACTCAGCTCGCAAATTATATCATTGATAATATTACTGAAATTAGAAAAGATTGCGTCGCTTTCGTTTCGCCAGATAAGGATTTAACTCTTAATTCTCTTGGTGTAGAAGCATCTAACCTAGTTGATTGGAGAAACAGTCTTCGTAGCAGTTCTTATGCTGTTATTGATTCAGGTTATAAGTATATGTACGATAAGTACAACGACGTTTATCGTTGGATTCCTCTAAATGGCGACGTTGCTGGTCTTTGCGCACGTACTGATCAAACTAACGATGCTTGGTGGTCACCAGCTGGTTTTAACCGTGGTCAAATTAAGAATATCGTTAAGCTTGCTTATAACCCACGTAAGGCTGAACGCGACCTACTTTATAGCAATGGTATTAACCCAGTTGTTGCTTTCCCAGGTCAGGGTACTATCCTTTATGGCGATAAAACAGCTCAGGCTAAACCTTCTGCATTCGATCGTATTAACGTTCGTCGTCTATTCATCGTTCTTGAAAAGGCAATTGCTACTGCTGCTAAGTACTCTCTATTCGAGTTCAATGATGCGTTCACTCGTTCTCAATTCAAGAATCTTGTAACACCGTATCTTCGTAACATTCAGGGTCGTCGTGGCATCACTGACTTCCTCGTTGTTTGCGACGATACAAACAACACTCCACAAATCATTGATACTAACCAGTTTGTTGGTGACATCTATATTAAACCAGCTCGTTCTATCAACTTCATTCAGTTGAACTTTGTGGCGGTTGGAACTGGCGTTCAATTCTCCGAAGTTGTTGGCAAATTCTAATAAATAGATAAAAGCTCAAAAGGAGTAAAATAGATGCCATTTAATATTAGTACATTCAAATCAAATGGTCTGGTATACGGTGGTGCCAGACCATCACTATTCAATATTTTTCTATCAGTTCCACAAGGAATTGGTATTGATAACACTTCCGTAGATAAGTTCCGTTTCGTTTGCCGTTCAGCCGAACTTCCAGAATCTACAGTTTCTGCAATCGACGTTCCATATTTTGGCCGTAAGGTTAAGGTTGCTGGCGATCGTTCTTTTGGTGACTGGTCAGTTACTGTAATGAATGACGAAGACTTTGCTGTTCGTTCTATGTTTGAAACTTGGTCAAACGCTCTTAACCGTATGGTTTCTAATATTCGTGATCCTAACGTTGCTGCTGAAAATTACAAGACTGATCTTGAAGTTATTCAGTATGGCAAGGATGGTTCTGCAATTAGAAGTTATATGTTTGTTGGTGCTTTCCCAACTTCAATCGGCGCTATCTCACTTAGCTGGGATTCAGCAAGTTCTATTGAAGAATTTCCTGTAACTTTCTCTTATGATTATTGGATTCCGATTATTGAAGCTTCTGATAAGAAGGCTGGTGGTATTAACACTTATGGCGCTCAAGCCATTCAAGACGGTGTTAATGGTCCAGGCTAATAAATATTTTTTTATGATTAAAGGGGAGATATTTCGTCTCCCCATTTTGGAGATTTAAATGGCAGAATTATTCGGTTTCGAATTTAAAAGAAAACAGCAAACAGCTACTGATCAAATACAATCATTCGCTCCTAAAGAGACAGATGATGGTGCAGTTGTTGTTGCGGCTGGTGGTGCGTTTGGTACGTATGTTGACCTTGATGGAACGGTTAGAACTGAAGCCGAACTTGTTACAAAATATAGAGAAATGTCTCTTCAGCCAGAATGCGATTCTGCAGTTGATGAAATTGTAAATGAATCTATTTCTATAGATGAAGAAACAATTGTACAAATTAATTTGGAAAATGTTAAAAACATGTCCCCCCAAATTAAAAAAGTTGTTACTGACGAATTCCAAAATTGTTTAAACTTACTTCAATTTAATACACACGCTTATGATATTTACCGTCGTTGGTATATTGACGGTCGTCTTTATTATCATGTGTTAGTTGATGAAAAAAATCCAAAAGATGGTATTAAAGAATTACGTTATGTTGATCCACGTAAGATCCGTAAGGTTAGAGAAATAGCAAAGAAGCGTGTTCAGAACGGAAATGCAGGAGACGCTGTTTTAACCAAAGTTGCAAATGAATATTTTATCTTTAATGATAAAGGATTCAATTATGGAAATAAAACAGTTGGACCTTCTACATCTGGTTTAAAAATCGCAAAAGATTCTGTTCTTCATGTTGTATCTGGTTTAACTGATAACCAAGGTACAATGGTTCTTTCTTATCTTCATAAGGCAATCAAGGCATTAAACCAGCTTCGTACTCTTGAAGATGCGTTAGTTATTTACCGTCTTGCTCGTGCACCAGAACGTCGTATTTGGTATATTGACGTTGGTAACTTGCCTAAGATGAAAGCCGAACAATATGTGCGCGACATCATGGTTAAGCATAAGAATCGTTTGATTTACGATGCTGCATCTGGTGAAGTTCGCGACGACCGCAAATTCATGACCATGTTGGAAGATTATTGGCTTCCTCGTCGTGAAGGTGGTAGAGGTACGGAGGTTACTACCCTACCTGGCGGTCAAACACTTGGTCAAATGGATGACGTTCTTTACTTCCAAAAGAAGTTCTTACAAACATTAAACGTTCCAGTAAGTCGTCTTAATTCAGACGCTCTATTTTCTATTGGTCGTGCGACAGAAATAACAAGAGACGAACTTAAGTTTGCTCGTTTCATTATTCGTTTACGTTCTAGATTTTCTCAGTTATTTACTAAGATGCTTGAAAAGCAATTAGTTCTTAAGGGTATTATGACTCCTGATGATTGGAATTTATTCGTAACTGATATTAAGTTTGATTATGCCAAGGATAACTATTTCACTGAACTTAAGGATGCTGAAATTGCTCAGGGACGCATTCAGTTGGCTGGTGCTTTCCAAGACTTTGCTGGTAAGTATTATTCACATGATTGGATTCGTAGAAATATTCTTCATCAGACTGATACTGATATTGCAGAGCAGGAAATTCAAATTTCTGCAGAAGCTCAGGCCAACGATCCTCGTTGGTTGAATCCAATGATTGAACAAAATGCTATGCAGATGCAACAACAGCAAGCAGCTCAACAGCAACAACAACCACAACAAACTCCTGAAGAACAAAATAAACAAGAAGAAGTAAGACAGGCTCTTGTCTTTATCCAACAGATGAAACAAAAGGGCAATCCTTCTAATCGTTCTATTCAGGATCAATCGAAATATAAAGCAGCGGTTCAAGTCGTTGCTAAGAACCCAGATATTGCAAAATCATTGAGTTCTAATATGGGCCAAACACAACAGTGAAGGAATTATTAAATGAATGACATTAATAAATATGATATTAGCGATTTAGTTGCTGCTGCAGCAAATCAAAAACCATTAGATTTTGAAGCAGCATTTAATGATTTAATTGTTGATAGAATTTCAAACGCTATTAATGATAAGAAAATTTCAGTCGCACAACAAATGTATGGTTATAATACAACTAACGAAGAAGAATCAGAGGATTAAACAAATGGCGAAATCGCTTAGAGACGTTGCTCCTAAAGCTCCTAAGAAGGGCGAGTTTACTGGAGTTAATAAGAGTAAAACAGAGCCTGCAGATATTTCTGATTTTGTACCGGATTCAGCATCTGGTAATCGCGATTTTGCCAAAAAGCATAAGATTGAAAAGCATGAATATCCTCATGGCGACGAAGCCTTTACATCTGGTAAGGTAAAAGGAGCTCCTTATAAGAAGCAAGACCAAAAAGTTTATGAATCAATGAAGTGCGAATCTTGTGGTAAGGCTTATGAAGGAGAATCATGTGGTTGTGGTTCAAAAGTTCCTCAGGCTGGTGACGGCAAAAGAGGTATAATTGCTGATAAAAAAAAACTTGATGAAGACGTCGAACAAATTGACGAGTTAAGTAAAGAAACTATGAAATCATACGTAAAAAAAGCTGGTGTTGATAAACGCGATTCGGAAATGAAATCTAAAGTATATAGTAAGCTTGCTAATACTTTAGACCCGCAAAGTCCGAAAGAAGCTTCAGAAGTTAGAGCTAAAGGTCATGAACATTATGTTAATGCTAAAAAACGTGGTGAAGGTATTAAACTTGCAAAGAAAAAGCTTCAAGAAGTTTTAACTAAGAAAACACCAGTAAGTAAGGTTATTTCAGATTTCGTTAAGAGCGATGCTCCTACATTTTCTCGCGACTCAAAGAAGCAGCGTATTAAAAGAGCACTTGGTGCTTATTATAACATGCATAAAGAAGAAGCTCTTGATGAAGTTTCAACTGGTTTAGCTCATAGAGCTGCTATCAAAGCTTGGACTAAATCCGATTTAATGAAATCAGATGCTAAGAAGGATCCAGATATTCAATCTGCTGCAAATACAATGCTTAAAGCAAGCAAGAAAAATCAGCAGGGCAACAAGTTCATTAGATACGCTCAGGGTATGAAAGAAGAAACAGCTGAAGGTTACGGACCTAAAGAAAGAGGTATAGCAGACGGTTATGCTGGGCGTAAACCAGATCCTCATAAGTATATAACAAATCAAGATGGTTCTAGAAAACGTGTACAGTTAACTGATCCCAAAGAAATTAAACAGTATATGGCTGGTCATAATGATGATAATTATGGTAATAAAGTATATGAAGATCTAGCTATGCCAATGCTTGAAGGTGGTAAGAAAAAGAAAACAAGAAAAGAATCTGCACCTGGTGAAACTCCTATGAGATTTCCTTCTGGTGACGTAGGCGATATAGGGAGAGTATAATGTCATCAATAATTAAGCCTCTTGCAAATACAGTAGACATTGGTACAACAGCTAATAATATTGACGGTGCGACTGTTGTAAAGGTCGTTAATCATACAGGATATGCTACATTAGTTTTCAATTATGCTAATGGTTCACAGTATGCAGATATTCCTGTTGCTAATAACGAAAGCGTTATAGTTCAAAAAGGTTCAACAGACCTTATTATCGGAACTGGTATGTCTGCTGCTGCCATCGCTTGGCCAAAAGGATAATAAAATGAAACTCTTTACAGAACTAGTCGAAGACGTTCAATACATTACCGAAGCAAAAGAAAACGGTAAGAAGCAGCACTTCATTGAAGGTATTTTTCTTCAGGCTGAAATTCAAAACCGTAACGGTCGCGTTTATCCAATGAATGTATTGGAAAACGAAGTAGAACGTTATATGCGCGAAACTGTTGATAAGGGGCGTGCTTATGGTGAGCTTGGACACCCAGCTGGCCCATCAATTAATTTAGATCGTGTATCTCACATAATTACAGAACTTAAGCGCGATAAGAATAACTTTATTGGTAGAGCAAAGCTTACAGAAACTCCTATGGGTAACATTGCTCGTGGTCTTTTAGAGTCTGGTGCTAATCTTGGTGTTTCTTCTCGTGCTATGGGCTCTTTAAAAGAATCAAATGGTAAGATGGTTGTACAGAGCGACCTAAGACTTTCAACCGCAGCTGATATTGTTGCTGATCCTTCTGCTCCTGACGCTTTTGTTAAGGGCATTATGGAAAACGTTGAATGGCTTTATGACCCAGTTAATAATACTTGGCATGAACAAAAGCTTCATGAAACTAAAAAGAAAATTCATAATATGTCAAAGTCGCAACTTGAAGAACAGCGTTTGGCTATTTTAGAAGATTATATTGCTTCATTAGCAATAAAGAATAAGTTTATATAAATAATTTTAAATTCTATTAAGGAGACTTTTTAATGGCTAAAGAACAAAATACCAACCTTGAAGAAATCTTAGCAACTACTCTTGAGGAAGCTAAGAAGAAGCGCCATGCCAAGAAGCGCGAAGAAGAGGAAGAGGAAGAAGGCGAAGAAGAGGAAGAAGAATCTTCTAAGAAAAAGATGGAAGAAGAAGCCGACCTAGAAGAAGAAACTCTTGCTGCTTCAACTCTTCATCCAGCAGCTAAGGCTGTTTCCGATCCTAAGTCAAAGATTGGTATGATGCAGGCTGTAATGGGCCAGATGCATCAGATGTCAAAGGGCGACCTAACTCATTGGTTCGCTGCTACAATGGCTCAGTTTGGTCCAGGTAAGACATATGGTGTTGGTGATAATTCAGCTAAGAATTCATCAACTATCGATATGACTACTGGTAAGGGTCCAAAGACAAAGTATCCAATGCCAAAGCTTGGTATTAAGGAAGACGTTGAAGAAATGTTCAACGGATACGACCTTTCAGAAGATTTCAAGGATGAAGCATCAACTCTATTCGAAGCAGCAATTTCTGCTCGTCTTATTGCTGAAACTGCTCGTCTTGAAGAAGAATTCGAACAGAAGCTCGCAGAAGAGCTTGAAGTATTTAATGAAGAAATTACATCTAAGATCGACACATACCTTGACTATGTTGTTGAAAATTGGATGAAGGAAAACGAAGTTGCCATCGAATCTACTCTTCGTAATGAAATCATGGAAGAATTTATGGATGGTCTAAAGAATCTTTTCTCAGAACACTACATTAACGTTCCTGAGGAAAAGGTAGAAGTTCTAGAAGCACTTGCTGAAAAGGTAAGTGAACTAGAAGAAAAGCTTGATGAAACAATTTCTGAAAATGCAGTTCTAAGAGAAGCTCTAATCGAAGATCAGGCTAGAGGTATTTTTGAAGAACTTTCTTCTGATCTTGCACTAACACAGCAGGAAAAGTTCGCAGCACTCGCTGAAGGAATTGAATTTGATGGTAATCTTGAAACCTATGAAAAGAAGTTGAAGATTATTAAGGAAAATTATTTCCAGGAATCGTCATCATCTTATTCTTCTAATATTGAAGAAGAAACCTTCGAAGGTGATATCGGAACAGAAACAGTTAATGTAGATCCTGTAGTTAACCGTTATGTTCAGGCTATTTCCAGAAACGTTAAAAAGTAATTTTTTATAAATAAAATTAAATCCTAATAAACCGAAAGGAAAAATAAATGTATCTAGCTGAGGAAATTCAAAATAAGTGGTCACCTGTTCTCGATCATGATGCTTTAGGCACCATTCGTGATCAGCACCGCCGTTCCGTAACTGCTCTTATGCTTGAGAACACTGAAAAGGCTCTCCGCGAATCAGCAGCTCATGGTTCATATCAGACTCTTATGGAAACAGATTCTGTACTTCCTGCCAACTTCATGGGCGCTTCAAGCTCACAGGCTGGTAATGGCGGTATCGATACTTTCGATCCAGTTCTTATTTCTCTAGTACGTCGTGCAATGCCTAACCTCATTGCTTATGACATCTGCGGCGTTCAGCCAATGACTGGTCCAACTGGACTTATCTTCGCAATGCGTTCACGTTATAGCAACCAGACTGGCGATGAAACCTTCTATAATGAAGTTAACACTGCCTTCACTGGTCAGGGTGGTCTTACTGGCGTTGACGCTAATAACTTCGGTTATGGCTTCAAGGGAACTATTCCAGGCGCAACTGGTACTTCACCACTAACAGCAACCAACACTTATAACACTGGTGCTGCTATGACAACTGCTAACGGCGAAGCCCTTGGCGTTGACAATGGTAATACATTCCCACAGATGGCTTTCTCAATCGAGAAGGTAACTGTAACTGCTAAGACTCGTGCTCTTAAGGCAGAATACACTATGGAACTTGCCCAGGATCTTAAGGCAATCCATGGTCTTGATGCTGAAACCGAACTTTCAAACATTCTTTCTGCAGAAGTTCTTGCTGAAATCAATCGTGAAGTAGTTCGTACAATCAACATCACTGCTGTTAAGGGTGCTATGGACAACACAACTACTCAGGGCGTATTCGACCTTGACACCGACTCAAACGGTCGTTGGTCAGTTGAAAAGTTCAAGGGTCTTATGTTCCAGCTCGAAAGAGAAGCTAACCAGATCGCCAAGCAGACACGTCGTGGCAAGGGTAACATCGTTATCTGTTCTTCAGACGTTGCTTCTGCTCTACAGATGGCTGGTGTTCTTGACTACACTCCTGCTCTTAACAGCAACAACCTCCAGGTTGACGATACTGGCAATACTTTCGCTGGTGTTCTTAACGGTCGTCTAAAGGTTTATATCGACCCATACGCTCTTGGTGGTAACTATCTAACTGTTGGTTATAAGGGTTCATCAGCATTCGACGCTGGTCTATTCTATTGCCCATACGTTCCTCTACAGATGGTACGTGCAGTTGATCAGGGTACTTTCCAGCCTAAGATTGGTTTCAAGACTCGTTATGGCATGGTAGCAAATCCATTTGCTCGTGGTGCTGATGACGGTACTAACCACAATGGCGCTCTTGCCCTTTCAACTAACGTTTACTATCGTCGCGTGATTGTAAACAACTTGATGTAAGTCAAGAAGAAGACGGTTTCAAGCCGCAAACTTTAAGAGGGGTCTTCGGATCCCTCTTTTTTTATAAATAGTTGAAATGGAGATAACTATGTCAGCTATAGATAATACGCCTGAAAATAAAAACTTTCTAAGCCCTCTTAATTTTCGTTTTCAAATTAAGAAAGCTCCTCATATTAATTTTTTTGTTCAAAAGGTCAATATAC